GCGGAGTATGTAATGATTGTGGTGGAAATGGAGGTTCTGGTACAAAGGGATCTGATGGTAAATCAATTACTGGGAACAATAAAAACGGGATTGAAAAAACAGTGGATAGTGCTGGAAACGGGATTGAAAAAACAGTGGATAGTGCTGGAAACGCGATTGAAAAAACAGTGGATAGTGCTGGAAACGTAATTGAAAAAACAGTGGATAGTGCTGGAAACGTAATTGAAAAAACATTAGATTCTGCTGGTAATGTTATAAGTGAAGTAGGTGCTGGAACAAAACAAGTTGCTGGGGATGTATATGGTGCTATTGGAACAGCCGGGACTGGTGCGAAACAAGTCGCTGGGGATGTATATGGTGCTATTGGAACAGCCGGGACTGGTGCGAAACAAGTCGCTGGAGACATATATGGTGCGACCACTGGTGTAGCCGGTGATATTTATGGTGCGACCACTGGTGTAGCCGGTGATATTTATGGTGCTGCTACTGGCGTAATAGGAGACTTATATTCAGGAGTCACAAATTTGAGTGGTGCGACACAACTTCCTGCGAGACAACAAGTCGGTAATACATACTCAGTACCGGTTCAGGGACAACCCCAAATGAATATGACTGGCACATCTCAAATGCCAAGCTACCAAAACAGTGTAACGAATTATGATTACTACGGTGCATTGCCTAGTAAATCAAGCAACTATGTAGCACGAACAGCAGATTTCAGCTCATTTTCAAAGTAAATAACATATTATATATAACGTGAAAATATATATAATAAGATAAACAAAGATATAATAATGTCATCTCGGGAACGTAATAGAATAAAAAAAGAGATTCAAGAGTTTATCTTGAATTTTGACGAAATATGCGAAACAAATACACAAAAACGAGGTTTATATATTTATGGGCCTCACGGCTGTGGAAAGACGCATTTTGTTGAAAAACTCCTAACTGAAATAGATTATGATATTATAAAATATGATGCTGGTGATTCGCGAAACAAACACTTAATCGAATCATTAAATAGTGATAATATATCCACAAAAAACGTGATGAGTATGTTTAAAAAAAAGGAAAGCAAATTGGCAATTATAATGGATGAAATAGACGGAATGAATAGTAATGATAAAGGAGGTCTATCATCGCTCATCAAACTGATCAGACAAAAGAAGACGAAAAAGCAGAAACTAGAAAATAAGACGAATATTCCCATTATATGTGTAGGTAACACATTCAACGATAAAAAAATCCGAGAATTAATGAATGTATGTAATGTATATGAATTAAAGAGTCCATCCAATAAGCAAATCAAGAGTTTCTTGAAGAAAGAAATGAAAAACTATGAGAACCTCAATCCCAAAATGGAAGAATGTATGATAGACTATATCCAAGGCGATTTGCGAAAAATGAAAAAGTTCAAAGAATTATATGAAAACAATAAACAATTACTCGATGAAAAGTATTTTTTCAAGATATTCCAAAAGAAGCACTATAATGATGATGCAAAACGGATTACCCACGAATTAATCAATAAACGCGTATATATTGAAGAGCATAATAAATATATGAATGACACCGAACGCACCATCGTAGCGCTTCTTTGGCACGAAAATATAGTGGATAAATTGAAGAATGTGAATTTAAATAAATCTCTACAATTTTATTGTAAAGTTCTAGATAATATATGTTATGCAGATTACATAGACCGAATCACATTTCAAAATCAAATATGGCAATTAAATGAAATGACCTCATTATTAAAGACGTTTTATAATAACAAAATATATCACGATACATTCAAACCGAAATATAAAAACTATGACGATATTCGTTTCACTAAGGTGTTAACAAAATATTCTACGGAATATAATAATAATATGTTTATTAGTGGGTTATGTCAATCACTTAACATGGAAAGAAGTGATGTATTATGTTTTTTCGAAGAAATAAGACAACTTCAAAAAACAAATCCGAATGTGTATGCGGAAATAGAGACAAAACTTAACGAAAATGACATTAACAAACTGGATATCCGTCGTATTTATCGGTATTTGGATAAAAATGCCAAACAAGAATTGGAATAAATATATACTAATTAAAATATATATTTACTTATTTTAATGTTCGCTATTTACACGAATATTTACTTCGGGTGAAAGTAATATGTCTTGGTCTTTCATTGTTGTTATATTTTCATTCAAATCAAAAATGGTTTGTTTCAAATGCTGATTTTCATTCATAAATGTCGATGATACTTTTTCGAGCTTATTTTTATATTCACTAACAAGCTGTTCCTTATCTTGGAGTTGTTGGGTAAGTTCGGATATTTGGTCGTCGTAATGGCTTGTATCTTTCAATACTTCAATATCTTGTAAGAGTTGATTATTCTGCGATTCCTTATCTTGAAGTTGTTGTTTAAGTTCGGATATTTGGTCGTCGTAATGGCTTGTATCTTTCAATACTTCAATATCTTGTAATAGTTGATTATTCTGCGATTCCTTATCTTGGAGTTGTTGTTTAAGTTCGGATATTTGTTTCTCATTTGCGTTGTTTGTGGTAGTTGAAACTTCGTTATTTGCTTTCTGTAATTCATCCTTTTCTTTTGTTAATGTAGATACTTGCGTTTGTAATGATGTAATTAGACTTACAATCTGAGAAGATGTTAATGGTACTTGTTTACCTTCACTATTTGTAGTATTGATGGGTGTATGTTCTTTCAGCCTTTGTGTTAACTCGTTAACATTCTTTTGTAAATTCGTCAATAGATTAACAACTTCTTGTTTTGTAAGGTTTTTCTTTTCTCCATTTTCCCCATCAACAATAATACCGGTAGGTGCGTTTAATTCCTTTTGTGTAATCTCTTCTTGCATTTTCTGTCGTTTTTCTTTAATTTCTTGTGTTTGTTTGATAACCTCGGGTTTGTTCTTTGGAAGTCCATATTCATATTTATCCAATAATCCGTCAATATCTTCCATAAAGAATTTTTTGATTGGTGATTCAAAGTCTTTCGTGATAAACATATCCACCGTTTTATTACTCGTTTTCATGACGTGCGATTCCGGTTGTTTCAGTAACTCGCGCTTATCAAATGTATTGTGTTCGTGTGAAAAAACCAAAATCGTCTTCAACGGATCTAATTGAACGAAAGGAATTGTATAATCTTGTAAAAATGCTCGTTCTTCGGCAAGAGCAGCGTGATCATCATACTGCGTCTTGTCTAATAATGTTTTACGAAAAGCGAATGTGCCTGCGGTAGAATGGTTCGGCCCATATGGTCCAAATTGGACCATTTTTTTCAGCGTCTTAAAGTATACATACAATTCACTAGAACCAGCACATAACGCATTTGGATTTTCTTGTAATCGTTCTACTGCGTGTTCTACGCGATCAGGAGGATAATAGTCATCATCATCCATATAGACAATAATAGAACCTTTTGTTTTTGTATGCATAAAGTTGCGTTTCCCTCCCAAATTCATTTTCTCGACTGCGAAATATTTAAAATTAGGAATCTTGTGTTTCATAAATGCATCTTGGACCTTATCCGTTCCATCATCTACAACAATCCATTCCATTCTACTTTTGGGATACGTCTGATTTTTGTAACACTGAATGATATTTTCAATGAATGGACGTCGGTTAAATGTTGGTGTACATACACTGACAAAAGGATAATATTTTTTCTTCATATAAACATATTATCTCATAGTTTTTAAATACATTATAACTATTATTATTTATTATATATTGTATTTTGTTTGTTTAGCGTGAACGTTTTTCCCAAAGTCATAAAATTCATTCCCCAATTTAGATAATGGTTTATATTTACCAAACTTATTATTAATAATACTGTAATAAATTGCGAGTTTAAATTTATCTTGTGTAATATTATTTCCCATTAATGTGCTAGATATTTTTTCTAATCCCATTTTTGTTGCTGATGTAATATTTTTTATTAATGGATTATCAAGAATATTTCCACCTTGCATTGTTTGATTATTCTCATTTTTGTTATTGTATATTTTTTCAAAGTCTTTATATAAATTTTCGATGTCATCTGATGTATAAGATGTGGTCTTCAATAATATTTCGGTCAAGCTTTGAAAACGTTTATCATTCTCAGATATATCCAACATTTTCAATACATCACCCGTATCGACCATAATTTTACTATCTGACATAATATATGCATATATACTTGTCAATGCTGCTATTGAACCCGTTAATATTGTCAATATTGTTCTCACATTCGTATTTTTGGTATTTTTATATATGTCTTGTATTGAATAAAACAAGGATATGACAATGAAAATAACAATACTATTTTGCGTAATAATACTATTAAACAGTTTATATTGAAAACTATTAATTTTATTCAAGTAGTTATTCACATCACTCATATCGTCAAGTGTTGATTGTTGTTTATTAAACCACGCTGGATCAATTCGTATGTCAGGATTAATTTCATCATCTGGTGTAAGTTGCGTCATAATATTAATATTGTCTTTCATCGCCGAATCACTATTTATAAGGGAATAACCGAATATACCAATAATATACAAAAATATTGCAACTGGTCCAAAACCAAATAATGTAAACAAAATAGTAAAGAATATTAATATATTGAGTATAAGCATCACCGGATATGCAAAAGGTCCAACATATGGTATATTTTCTAGACCAAATAATGATTTTATGAAAACACTCTGATTATCATCAAAGTCTTGACATTTTTCTATCAATCCACCTTCATTCGTATCTTCGTTAGAACCACCCGTCATTTTTTTAGTTTTCAATGATTCAATAACTTTTGTAGTTTTGTCCTTGGCTGAACTAGCAATATTAGAAACCTTTTCACTAACTGAACCCATAACATTTTTTCCTACAAGGCCTTCTTTCAAATCGGTTAGTCCTGTTGTTTTTGATAAATCTTTGAAACTATCATAAATCAATCCAAAGGATACTATGAAGATTAATAAATATATGAAAAGGGTAAAAAAGTTGGCCTCGGGTTTTCCTGAAAGAGTTCCAACAATATATTTGAAAAAATCACTACCGCTGTAATATATAAACGTTGTCAACATTACTGTAATTAACATAAATTTCGTTCCATTCGTCGATAATCCCATATTTTTCAATAAATTACCAATATTTGGAATAAACGGAATAACATCTTTTCCCAAGAATCCGTGTTCCCCATTCACCACATTAGGTATATATACAAACAATAAATTGTGAAATAATTCTACTATTCCAACAATCGGTTTCAGAACCTTATAGAAAAAACTTGGTATTAGATCCCATAAGTTACTAAATTGAGATTCACTATCTTCCGGAAATGTGTATTCGCATAGTAAATCCTTTGCTAATTTATTGACAGAAGCACCCTTGGGTAAGAAGTTTACCCTATTACCATGATATTCGGATTGATTATATTGAGTATTGACACCTCCATCTAATATTATGGTTTCTGTATTATCTATTCTTTCATTATAAAACATATAATAATAAAATGTATATGACATTGAACTACCTAGTGCAATTGATAATATCCACATTAAATTATTAGATATAACTTTAATATCGTTCCCTTTGTCTGTGTCATCTAATTCAGTATCAACAGCACGTTTTTTCGTTTTGTTATTGAACTCCTTTTCTAATATATCAAATGCTTTATTATAATACCTCTCGGAATGTGTTTTTTTGTCTTCACTAATATCATTTGAAAATATATCATAAATGAACTCAGATATACTGTATATTGCAAATCGTAATAATATGTAAAGGTATGTAAATATATAGGAAATATATCGCAAGTAATCAAACATTGTCCCGCCTTTCCTTTTTTTCTTTTTTTTATCAATATCATCATTGCCGTCATAATCTTCTTTTTCATCGAGACCTACGCCAGGAATAATAGGTGTGGGTACAAAACCTTCTTTTGTTTCTATCTTTTCAATAGGCTCATTATCATCTAATATATCAATAAATGTTTCTATATTTGAAAAATTCATATCCTTCTTCATTTTTATTTTTTTCAGTTTATATTTGCTATTATCCATTTTCAACCCTTCTTTCATAGGTGGGTGTTTCCATTTTGTATTATTTTCCATAGGTATATATTACTATATTATGATATAATAATAGATTAAAAATCATTATTTTAACGAGCATACATTAAGCCGCAATTTCCGCCAATAAACGAAAGTATATTATAGCGTTCTTCAAACAACACTAAATTATAATTATAATCATATAACTGATATGAACCTTGTCTTACACCAATAGGTTCACCGTCTTCATTACAAATTACATCAAAACGTGAATTGACTAAATCAACTTCCGGAACGTGTGTAGTTAATTCTAATTCAATATTTTTAAAATTACTCATATTCATTGCTCCCGATGGCTGGTAATCCTTTGGATCCGTTTTCAAACAGAAATTATAACAATATATACCGTTGTTTGCTGAACCATTTGTGCGCGTATACTTTTCAATATAATCAAAAACGCCTCGTGTAAGAATATTTTCGCGATAATCCCCGTCTAATACAATACCCATCGTTTCCAGAATTTCCTTGCGATTAATAGGTTTGAAATCACCTGTGATATAGATACCTGTATTGCGTCCATCATGAGGGTCAATAAACGGTCCGTAATTATTGGGTATAGTGTCTTGAGAAAATCCTAGACCCGATAGATATGTGCTTACATTCCGAGGTGATAATTCTATATCTTCTGGTTGTGTTCTATACGGCCAGTTAGTATAATTCGACCATTCATTACGCAAATTTACATCATTTCGTTGTAAATACCACATCCACGATGATACCATTCCATTACTCATCAACTTAATCTTTTTAGATCCAGTTACATTTTCAAATCTATGTTCGTAAACACTTTTAAATAAATATATTTGGTCTTCCATCGCAAATTTACGTGCCTCATCAGTAGAAAGAAAACAATAGGTTGATATTAAATGGACGTCTGCATTCCACGTATTTACTTGATTTCCATAATATTGAGAATCTAAAAATATGTTAGGTGGGGTTTGTAGAAACCGATACATATGAAATCGATCTTCATTGAAATCAGGTCTAACATATGGACGGTTATATACATTATCATATACATCACGAACTTGGAATAAATCTTGGATCGGACGTAAGGTCACCGTAATTTCTAATTGATTATATTGTAATGATATCAATGGAAATGGTGTGCGATTATCCATTGTGAACCACGTATTAATCGGAATATATAAATTCCTTCCTCGTATACTGGGTTCAGAACCTGTTGCCGATGGTGTATAAAACGCAGACGGGTAAGTATTATGTCGTCCATTCACATTTGCTGGATCGTTGATTTCTGGTATATTGCCAGTCATTCGATGGAATAAATTCTTCTTTTCGCTTGTGAAATCCCTTTCTACCATGGCAGCTAAATATTCACCTGTATATCGCTGTATTGTGGTTGAGCCAGATGTTAACACAACTTCTTTAATCATATGTGTACCGATATTTTCAATCCATCTGAAATCATACGGCGCCCAACGTCCATTTGTATGTTTAGCTGTACCTTCTGTTTGTGATGTTTTTGGAATTGGATGATGTATGGGACTCCATATATTAGGCAATGTCACTACCAAATATGTATCCATCAATAATTCCGCATATCTGGGAAACTTGAATGTGAATTTAGATTCCTCGCTTGGACGAAGTTCTCGTAATCCATCGTAATCAATGCGAAATTTTTGCATACCAAAATTCGTATATTTACTGTAAGCAACTTTAAAGAATGTTTTACTTGGATTCCCGTTTAGTATCACATTATCTTGTCCTTGCGATTTTAAATTTAGTAATCCACCTGCCATTTTATTATATAGAAAATATATTATATCTTTATATAATAAATATAGACTATGCCTTTTATTAATGTGTTGTTATTATTGATTATAGTATTCATATTATATTTATCATTATCAAGCTTATATTGTAATTATATTTCTGTAAAGGAAGGGTTATTTGATACAAAAAATAGCGAAGTCCGTTCCGTCTCATATTCTTCCGAAAGTTCAGGGATTACACATTATAACGGAGAAACGTTTTTACCTTTAAAAGAATATATTGTAAAGTCCAGTTATAATAGCGCAATTAGTGGTAAATATGTCAGTAAAGATATGGTTAAATATGTATTGAGTCGCGGATGCCGTGGTCTAGATTTCGAAGTATTAATGATAAATGGTCTTCCATATGTGACATATACCACAGATAATACATATAAAACCTACGACACCGAGAATAAAGTGTTATTGGATGACATCTTGATGACCGCTTCTACATTCGGATTCACACATCCATCACCAAATTCAAAAGACCCACTATTTATCCATATTCGTTTAAAATGTAATGACGAAGAATTACCAGAAGCATTAACAGCTGTTTCAAAATCAGTAGATTATGCGTTGAGTTCAAAATTATATGACGAGAAAATAACAGACAAAACCACTCTCAAAGATATAATGGATAAAATTGTATTGATTTTCGACAATTCAATTCATCATAATTATCAAAGCAAAATACAATGTGATCCAATGGAAATATGTTATGATTTATCAAAACAAGTGAATCTAGAAGCAGGTTCGTTATTATCCAAGTATAGTATTATGGATTTAGAAGAAAAAGACGTTCAGATTGATTCAAACGACTATGTTTCTCTTCGTAAAATATCATTAGCAGTTCCCGAATATTATAATAATAACGGTAAGGTTGGTGGTTTATTTACAAACGATTTTGTGAATCATATTTCATTAATTAAATCTATTCAAGACCACGGCATCCAAATGTTATTTTATCGTTATTATAACCGCGATTATCATCTCAACGAATGTGAGAAATTCTTCAAGGAATTTAAATCCGCAATCATTCCATTCAATATAGCAATACCGTTTATCAAACGCCTTCAAGAATAAATATATAAGTAGTAATATATATATTTATAATGGATTCTGCTAATGATGAACCTACCAAAACATATACATATAATATTTCCAATAAAAAAGACCTTACCAAAGTTCAAAACAAATACAATAATGAATTATGTACTAATGATATGACTTTTGAGGAATGTGAACTTACAATATTGCGTCAAGCAGTAGATATTACAGAAAAGGTGTCTAAACGGAAATTAGCAAACAACGAGGATATTACTAACATTCTCAAAGTATTGGAGAGTTTTTTGAAGAAGAAAAAACTCATTTGTTATGGTGGAACTGCTATTAATAATATTTTACCAAAAGAAGCACAGTTCTATGATAGAGAACTTGAAATCCCAGATTATGATTTCTATAGTCCAAATGCTTTGAAGCATGCTATTGAATTATCTAACATATATTATAAAGCAGGATATACTGATGTTGAAGCAAAGGCTGGGGTCCATAAAGGTACATTCAAAGTATTTGTGAATTTCATTCCCATTGCGGATATTACACAGTTACATAAAAACATTTTTGAGACGATATCAAAAGATGCTATTACTATCCAAGGTATTAAATATAGTCCGCCCGATTTTTTGAGAATGAATATGTATTTAGAATTGTCGCGTCCCCGCGGCGATGTATCGCGATGGGAAAAGGTTTTGAAACGATTAGTATTATTAAATAAATATTATCCGATGAAACCTGGTGTATCTTGCAAGACGATTGAGTTTCAACGTAAGATGCCTTCTTTACGAGAGAATACAAATTCCAACGAAAGTGTTTTTGATATACTATGGGAAACATTAGTAAAACAGAATGTTGTTTTCTTTGGTGGTTATGCTGCGTCTTTATTCTCAAAATATATGATTGGTGATTTAAGTATCACAAAGAAAGTCCCCGATTTTGATATATTATCCGAAGATCCTGAAATTACAGCAAATATAGTTAAAGAAACGTTAAAGAAGCATAACATCACTGATGTAGAGTTGATCTCTCATAAAGGTATTGACGAGATCATTCCGGAATATATTGAGTTCAAGGTTCACGGCACATCTATTTTATATATTTATAAACCTATTGCGTGCCATAGCTACAATAAAATTAACGTCCACGGTAAAAAAGTTTACATAGCCACAATCGATACTATATTGACATTCTATCTTGCTTTCTTGTATGTAAAATCACATCACTATACAAAAGAGCGTTTATTGTGTATGGCGAAATATCTATTTGATGTGGAAGCGCATAATCGACTATCTAATAAAGGGTTATTGAAACGGTTTTCCATATCATGCTTTGGAAAACAAAAAACGATTGAAGAAATTCGTCAAGAAAAGGCCGAACAATATAAGAAACTAAAAAATAGTAAAAATACAACTGAATACAAAGAATGGTTCTTGAAATACAATCCATCCGATATATTAGTGAAAACACCCAAAACAATAAAGAATAAGAGCAAATCGCAATCCAAAACAAGAAAGGTTGCTTTCAACAAAAAAGATGATGTGTATCTATATTAGATTAAACTTACAATATATAACTAAATTATGTATTGTATACATAACAATCTAACTCGTTTATATTTTATAGTTCAGTAAGGAATGTGGCAAATTTTTGACTAACATAAAAGAACGAACCAAACAAGAAGCTTTTAAACATAATTCCATATAAGTTCAAATTCCCTTCGTTATTAATAATAGGTAAAAACATAAATTTGTTCCATAGGAGTTTACGAAACAGCGATGTCTGAAATATGAAAAATAGTAATGATACAAATAAAGCAAGTTGAATTTCATCATAAATGGTTTCTAACATTTTTTTTCTATGATGTTCTTGGTCCTTCTTTGTTTGCTTTTCCAGCTCGTGCTCGTAATCTAATAGAAAATCAACGTGTTTTTCTTTTTTCGGAACAAAATTTTGCTGTATTTCTTCATCATTCATATATTGACTGTTATCTATTGGAATATCTCGTGAAGGTAAATCATTCCCCATACTTTGCTGCATTACCATATCGCGATAATTTTCGGGAAGTTGTAGTTCCTTTGGTTCTTCGTGTTGATAAGACTGTTGGGGATTTTGGATAATAGGATTTTGCTCGGAAATACCATATGGATTAGGATGAATATTGATCGGTTTATAATTTTCGCTATTCATTTGTTTTTGGGTTAATGTATTTTGTATGTTCGGTTCCCCATTTCCAATCGGTAAATCAGAAATATTTGTTGTATTATTCATTATATATGTATGAATATAAATATAATGTTTATTCTAAAACGCATTTATTCTAACATAATTTCCTTTTTGTTACTATTACATTTGTTTGGATTTATTCCGTATTTATAACATTTATCTCCGTGTTGATATACTTTATCTTCAAAATCAGATAATACAGGACCTTTGAATATAATACATTTTTTATCGTTACATACCTTTCTAAACAAAGTAGCTAATCCTAAACCAAGTATAACAGATAACATTATCTTCCCTGGTTCTGTTTTTGTAAATCTATCCATTGCATTCATAATATATATTAATAGATATAAATTATAACTTATTGCATGGGTATTTTTTCAACACTGTCATAATCTCTACAATTTACTTCTTCTTGTGTAATATCAAAACAGTTATCCGCATTGTCCTTATATTGAATATCATTTACGTTTTCTGGGGTAGGATATACATATATCTTCTTTTCTTCAGGCATTATTACATATACAGCAAATAAGCCGAATACAAATGCTAACAAAAAGATGTGAAGTTTGATAAATCTAAATGGATTCATATATATTTACTCTACATTTTACTTTTTACCCTTCTTCTTATTTTTCTTCTTCTTTGAAGAACTCTTAGGTTTGCTCTGTTTTTCATTATCCAAAGTCATATTCTCAATTTCTTCCATTAATTTTGGGTCAATCGCTGTTTTTTGCTGCACTTCATCCCCTTCAATAACAAACTTCTTTTTATTATTTTCTTCTACGATTTTCGCTTGACGTCTCTCTTCCAATTTTCGTAGTAATCGTTCACGATTATCGTTTTCTTTTGCCATTTGGTTAAACAAACCCATATTCACACGTGCATTCTTGCCACCCATCGTCTTTGCCATATTTTTCATCATATCTCCAAATTCCTTTCCACCTCCCATATCTTTCATTTTTTTCATAATATCACCTGCTTCCTTCATCAGTTCTTCCTTTGAAATATTCCCTGATTTCATCTTATCTTCTAACTTTGTGCTTACTTTTTTCATTAAATCGGTAATCTTCTTGGGATTACGAATAAGCTTTTTAAAAATATCCTTGGGATTCGATTGTGCCTTTTCATCACCTAATAAATCCTTGAAGTCATCCCCTACTTCTTCGGCTAATTCTTTGGCTAGAGAACCAATCTTTCCTTCAAATAACGATTGTAGATGTTCTTTTATATTTTCAAATTTGGGAATACCACCTTGTTGCTGTCCTTCTTGGGACGTTTCTTCGCCTTCGACTGGTTCATCTGTTTTTTCATCATCACTCTTATTTGTCATATTATCAAGAACACTTCCCATATTTTCAAATGCTTCTTTCATTTTATCTTGTAATTCACCTTCGTCTATGCCACTGAATAGATTCGCAGTATCCCCAAAATCTTTCGCATTTTTGACGTCCCCGATGATTGTAAACAATATGAGTTGTAAATATTGCCACAATACATCGCGAGTTTTTTCACTCACACCATCAGCTTTGAAAAACATTTTAAAATCAATATTTGGCATAAAACACGTGTCAATCTCATCATCGTCAAAAATGTCATCATTATGATAGAGAATGTCAAAAAAACGTTGGGGATAAATTTTCTTACAGTGATCTACATATAATGGTTCTTCTAACTGTGTTTTCATATTTGTCAATTCATTAGAGCACTCAGGAAAACTTGTTAATAAATCACCAATCAAATCATTTGAAATACGTATTAACGACTTTGTTGTGTCTTTGTTATCATTTGTTGCCATGATTGTATATTAACATATATATATTATTTTTTCATATTGTTAAACTATTAAAATAAATTATAACATACATATATAATATAATGGAACCATCTATCAAATCAACCCATGCTTTTGAAATAAATAAATTAAAAACGAGTTTTCAAAACATAATGCATACCGTAGATGAAATTAACAAGATAAAATTACACGCACATCAAAAACTCAATCGTCTTCGCGATGCTTACTTTAAACTCATCGAAAATAACAGCAAAAAGGTTTTCTTATTCTGTTTAGATTCTTTCTATTTTCAATACAAGTCATTCCAACTTGAATATGATAATTTAGAAAAAACGTTATCATTCATCAATAATCGTATGTATTGTGACTATTACAAATTGTATAACATGATGATTGAGAGCTGCAAAAAACACAACTTCGACGAAAATGATAATTATGAATTACGACAATATATTCAATATAAGGATTTAGAACCTTTTCTCGAATACCGTATTGAAGATATCAAAGACATACATAACAATATTCTTCATATTATTACAATCTTATACGAACAATATTCGACACGTCATAACTCTATCACACATTATAATGATACCCATAAAATAGGGTTCTCTATTTCTAACTTTATTAATACACTTCAATATGAAAATAGTATTTTGAAAGAACAAGTTGTCTTATATACGAATTATATGGCATTTTTCCATATTTCCCAAGGAAAATATTTGAAGCGTATGTATGCTAAGATTGAGAACTTTTATACCGAAGTGGAAAGCAATATCAAATCAAATGTTAATTTTTCTATAAATGATATTAATGAAAGTCCAATATTGAACTCAGACAACGATTCTAAATTGTTAACAACACACGAAAGCATCGAAAGCATGACAGAAGGATTGGAAGAAATGAATAAAGGTTCTCAACTAGAAGACCCCAAATCTTCTGAAGAAACCATAAATGATTTAGAAAATACATTGAAAAATGAGATTTCTAGTGAAAGTGCCCTACAAACAGATGTTCCTAGCACTCCACGCTCTACATCAAGTGAATCCACTTCTTCGTCTATTGCAAGTAAAGGTTCTGGTTCTTCATCATCCGAATCTCCAAAAGTAGTAAAAAGACCGAATAAAATGTTTATGACAGGTTAAAAATAATAAAGATAAACACTATTATATTTTATTGTAATATAGTATAATAATGAGTTGTGAAGACAAGAATAATAATGAAGAGGTATCTAGTACCGCGGCGGAATCTAGCACACCTCAAGAAGCGAAGAAAAAGATTGAATGGTCCCCAGAGAATGAAGAAATACTCGTTCAGTGGTGTGATGCCGCACAATGCTATAAATGGCTGCATCGTGAATCGCATATTTTATATTCAAAAATGCACGCTTGGTTTACTATCCCTGCTATTGTATTATCTACAATTAGTGGTACCGCTTCATTCGCTCAGAAAAACTTACCCGTTCGTTATCAACCAGCAGCACCATTGGTAATTGGTTCTTTAAATATATTTATTGGTATTCTAACCACTATCCAACAATATTTGAAAATTTCCGAATTGAATGAATCTCACCGTGTGATGTATATTGCATGGGACAAATACGCACGCAATATCCGTATTGAACTATCAAAGTCTCCCGATGAACGAAGTGACGCAGGTAGTTTTTTGAAATATAATCGCCAAGAATTTGATAGATTAATGGAAACTAGTCCATCTATCGATCAAAAAATAATCGATCGTTTTATTTCTACATTCAAAGGCAAAGAAAACACCGAACAACGTGATAGATATGACGCTTTGAAGAAGCCCGATATTTGTAATATTATTGTGACAGCAGATAAATCACGCCATCCTTGGTATATTAGCTTAGTGAGTGTTGACGAAAATCCAGAATTATCAATAATGGATAAACAAGAGCAATTAAAAGAATTAGAATACACACTACGAGATAAAGAACATGAACTTCTTGAAGCGGGTATGAAAAAAGAACACGCGCGCAAAAATTTCAGACAATCTGTATCTGAAGCCGCAAATAAATACAAACAATGTAAACAAACCATAGACGAATATGTTAAATCATTTATCAAATTGTATGGACGTCATCCAATTACCGATGAAATTCGTACATATTTCAAAACATATATGAATGAGCTTGTTTCAACAGACAATCTTGAAAATTACTTACGTGAATACAATTCCTCCTCACCAGAAGCATAATACCTTTATTCTATGATACAAAATTGTTCGAAATTTTTTACCATAATAAATGTGCGGGATATTCCATCATGATAATATATTGAACTATATTCGTCGTATTCATTTGAATCGTCATTTCTCACACCACCACCGTTCATTTGTAATTTCGTTAAGTCTTCGGATTTAAATAACACATCATTTATAAAAATCGCATATTTCTTGTATACTTTTTCACTGTCATTATCTTCATCCAATAAGAATTCACTGAATATGTAATTCATTCCAAATATATTATGGTTAATCATATCTTCAAACATATCATTTACTTCCACATTCTTCAAAGCATCATTTTCATAATTGCATAAATATCCATGAATCGGTACATCAATCATATTTCCACTTTTATCGGTTAATTGTTGGATGTTTATATGTTCTTTGAAAAACGACATATTATCTTCATTCACAGGTGTTTGTTGTATTTCTTTTCCGCCTACCAGTTCGTCATATATTGCCATATATCCATAATCAAATAACGTATGTGTAATATGACATACAACATATATGTGTGTTTTATATACCATATATCCTTTGTAGTTCACATTCTTATTCTCAATATTATAATTTGTCTTTAATATTTTGAATAAATGATCTATAAACAAATAATGTTTGGAATCGTATTCTGAATCATCGTTATATTTTTTCGATGTTTTCATTATTTTTGACTTATTTATTATTACTTTGGGTAACACCATTTCACTTCCAACTTTCTCGAAAAAATACTGGAAAAACGGAATTTTTAAATCGTCATTCATATACATTAATATAAATTCAATATTATATTCATCAGAACTGTTACTTTCTATTAACGTTGATAAATCATAATTTAATTCATTTTCAAATATATGGATATATTCATTTTCATTTGCACTATATTTTCCACGTGTTTCATCGTCTTCTTCTATTACACTTTTTTCGTCTTCTTTAACAGACGTTGATGTCCATTTTGCTTCATCGATGACAAAGTCTTTATTCAACATATTCTCTATAAACGTCTGTTTTAATTTTTCATTATTCAAACTTGCTAACATTATATTATATAGAAAGATATATTTATATGGTAATATACGCCCGTGATGTATTCTTTATTGTATCTTTTATTTATTATTATATTTACACAACGTATATTACCTATACAATTTGGTTCCATTGATGATATATATAATACAGGTATAGATGAGCGTGTTAAACCTAATACAGATGTAGAAGAAGATAATTACACACTATTAAATATACAATCATATATGCATAAAAAAAGTATTTTAGATATATTGACCCGTGAAGATATTTCCATACATACGAAATTATATATCTATAATGAAAATAAAGCTGTATTATTTACACCCATTCCGCCGTTGTATAATGCTTGCTTACATAATGACTGGAATTTTGTATTTTGATACCAACTTATTATCTTATAATAAAATATATCATTAATACTTTATTATAATGGATTTTAATAAACCTAAAATTCCTATCATTGCTTATGGTATGATAGGTGTTAGTAGCCTTGTATTAGCATATGTTACATTATTGGATTCTTCGGTAAAAGGTATATCAACAAATGATAGTGAATCTGAACCTATACAAGAAGAAGCACAAGAACCATCCAGTGAAGAAGAAGTCCAGGAACCATCCGGTGAAGAAGAAGTCCAGGAACCATCCAGTGAAGAAGAAGTCCAGGAACCGTCCAGTGAAGAAGAAGTCCAAGAACCATCCGGCGAAGAA